GAACATAGATCTAAATGTTTCAGACCGAAGATTCTTTATAGGATCTACTACGATGAAGTCCTCATACGCTTTTATCAATTCCAACCCAAGAGTGGGTTGACAGTTCATATATAATAAACTTTTAAAAGATAAAACCATATGAGAAATTCCTTCATAGCCTATAGAAGAAACTTCAGACCTAAAAATCTTAGGATTTAGATCAATCGAATCCTCAGGAAAAATGGACTCGAACTGAATTGTTTCACCCCACGAACCTCCAAAAGACCTGGGTCTTTCAAAGGAAGCATGTGTGGACAATTTATACAAAGGAGAAACAGAACCTACTTGGATTTTCTTTAATGATAAGTTCAGTACTATCTCTTCTACATCCTCCAGCACATCAGGAGGTGTAATCTTTGTTTGGGTAAGTCTATCTTTTTGCGCTTGGATTGTTTTTTGAACAACCTTGTCAGAAAGTGGAGGAAGACCTTTCTTAATACCTTGTAGAACAGTATTAAGGATGATCAGGTCCTTCTGACTATTTCCCATACGGAGTAGACGTGTCCGTACTTGTCTTCCTAGAGGTCCAGCAAGAAGAAATCCATCCTCATGCCAGCTCTCAATATCACCAGGACTTTCCTGTTTTAAATTCTTACAGAAAAGCCAGTTAAGGTTATACTTCATAACTTTAACCCAAATATCTTCGTTTAACAAGTCTAGGTAAACTAAGATACTCGCTGCAATAGACTGGGTATCCATTGCCAACTTCGGAAAGATTATACTAACCGTCGTTGTGATGACATCAGTGATCCAACCTGCATATTCCAATTCCTTTCTGGAATAACCCGTGCAGATCGCTTTTTCAAAGAAAGACTTTCTAAGTCTTACATTGACGTTAAAGAATTTCTGTTCAACGAACAGATTTTCTTTAGCATCTCGTGTAATCCAAAGATTCTTTGAGAGGGACGTAAGATCCACTGTGAATCTCCTCAACTCTTCTCGTACCATTTGAAGAGCTGCGAGTACTGGTTCTGAAAGCTTGACAATTTTAAAATTCTTTTTTAGTAACTTCGGTTTCCGAGAAGGTAAATTTTGAATTTTCATGCTTGCAGTATTCACAGGAGTTTATGATCAACG